AACGGCGCGTGGCCGCAGGGGGCCACTCCGATGCAGGTGCAGGTGAACCTCATCAAGCCGGCGGCCACGGCGAAGCGGAAGAAGTAGACTGGGGGCTTGGAGGTCCGCCATGAAGGACAAATTCACCCGGGATGAGCTGGTCGGGCTCCTCGCCAAGCTGTACGTGCGCGAGGTGCTGAAGGACAACGCCGTCCTGCCGCGGAGGTGGCTCGGCGAGAAGTGGGAGTCGTTCAACGACACCGCCTGCGCCAGGCCCGACGGCACCAAGGGGCGCATCACGAACGAGGACGGCGTCGAGGCCGAGTGCGTCCTGACCGACCTCGTGATCTCCGAGACGGGCCCCGACGTCCAGGTCTCGTTCGCGTACCGGACCGTCTTCCCGGAATCGGCCCCCGAGCCCGAGCCCGAACCGGTCCACCACGTCAAGAAGCACAAGTAGTACCCCGCCGGGAACCGGTTGGCACCGGGGGAACGAGAATGGTGTGGAAGTTGAGGGTCGCCCGGCGAGGTGCCCGCCGGGCCGTAGTAGTAAACTAGCCGGGTGAGCGACTCCGAAGCCATCATGGCCGAGGTGATCCCGTACGACTCCTCGGCGATCGAGCCAGCAGACCAGCCGCCGCCGAAGGACCCGAAGGTCAACCGGGACTACTACATGGTCGGCCAGCTGGATATCCCCGACCTCGTCATGCTCTCCAAGGGGGAGGCTCCGATCCACTGGCGGAAGACGCGAGTCACCGCCAACCTCGTGCGGATCGCCCGCTACTTCCTGAACGGCGGGAAGGTCACCGCGAAGGACATCGACGACCGGCTCTACGGCCCCGTGACGCAGAAGACAGAGGTGTCGGGGAACGGTGGTGGGCCCATCCAGCTCCTGTCGTACCTCCCGTTCCCGGCCGCCGCCGCCAAGAAGATAGAGCCCGGGGATGACGCCGGAGAGTAGCGCTCTACCGCCGGCATACGTCCCGTTCGAGCGTCAGTACGAGTTTCACACCTGCCCCGCGCTCTACCGGCTATACGGGGGCGCGCTCGGGGGCGGAAAAACGGATGCCCTGCGCTGGGAGGCCATCAACCAGTGCTTGAACATCCCGAACTGGAACGCGCTCATCCTGCGTAAGCACTACGACGATCTCGAACAGAACCACATCCAGCGCATGCGGTCGCAGCTCCCGGCGGAGATGTATCGCTGGAACGGAACGAAGCTGATCGCTACGTTTCCTAACAACTCGACGCTCAGGTTCTCGTACTGCGACAAGGATGACGACGTCTATCGGTTCATGTCGGACGAGTACGGCTTCATCGGGTTCGACGAGCTGACGCAGTTCTCGCTCTTCCAGTGGCAGTACATGATGACCCGGAACCGCTCCACTACCGGTTTCCGGCCCAACATGGCCGGCGCCACGAACCCCCCCGGCCCGGGGCACGTCTGGGTCAAGGCGCTATGGATCAAGAAGTGTCCGGCCCCGGGGATGGAGAAGCACGAGTACAACGCCGACGACTACGCCTTCATCCCGGCGAAGCTGTCTGACAACCCCTATCTCCGCGAGGACAAGGAGTACGTCGGGAAGCTGGAGAGGATCCCGGCCCCCCTGCGCAAGGCCCTCCTTGAGGGGTCGTGGGATCTCGCCTCCGGGCAGTTCTTCGACTGCTGGAACGAGAATGTCGTGCGGCGCGTGGAGATTCAGCCGTGGTGGGCGAGGTGGATAGGCGGCGACTGGGGCTGGCGTCACGACTCCGCGATTCTGTGGCTGGCGACCGACGACAACGCAGAGCGGATCCACGTTTACCGGGAACTGGTCATCCCGCACACGCCTCCGAAGAGGCTGGCCGAGGACATCGTCAGGATGTCGCGCGGCGAGAAGATCGACGCCTTCTACTTCTCGCACGACGCCTTCGCGGAGAAGACGGCCGTCCATACGATCGCGAGCGAGATGGGGGAGGTCATGGTCGGAGAGGGGCTCCCGTGTCCGACGCGGTGCCAGAACGCCCGCGAGTCCGGGTGGATGCAGCTCTATCAGATGATCGTGGACGGCACGCTCACCATCGACCCATCCTGCAAGGCGCTCATCGAGTGCGTGCCGGAACTCCAGCACGACGACGAGAAACCGGGGGACGTCATCAAGCACGACCTCGACAACCCGGCGGATGCCCTGCGTTACGGCGTGGCCTCGCGCTGGCGGTCGACGCGGGAGTCCGCGGAGTCGCGCATCCAGAAGAGGGTTAAGAAGGCGATGGAGGACCACGGTGACCCGACCATGGCCTACCAGGAGTGGCTCCTCGCGAAGCAGAAAGAACGTCTCTCCGGCGCCAAGGTGATTGATCTGTCGGCGTACCGGAGAGGCGGTGGTAGGCTATTCGGCGGAGGGCCCCGGCATGCGTAGGCTCCTGGTCACACTCCTCCTGGTGGCGGGCCCTGCGCTGGGCCAGGCCAGAAGGCTCTCTACCGCAGCCTGTCGGCTGGATGGCGGGGCAGGGTGCGGTGGGGCCCAGACGATCACGTCCCCGTGGACCCTGACCGATGTTGCAAACAGCGGCTCGACGACCTTCCAGTTCGGGAACAGTCTATTCGGGGTCGCGACGCCAGAGCTGGAAATCACGAACACGAACGCGCCGAGCGGCGGGTTCAAGTGGAACGTCCTGGCCCTGCGTGCCGGGTCCGAGTCCCAGTACACCGGGATGACGCTCAGGAGCCCGGACAAGAGAGAGCGCGGCGCGTTCGGATATGGGAACACTGGGACCGATGCTCCGTTCCTCGGTACGACATACATAGAGGCATCGTTCTTCCCGATGAGTGGCACTACCGTGCCCCCGAACCTCCTGTTCGCCCAGACCGGGTACATGGGCGGGAGCAACGGTAGCCGGAAGCGGCTGGAATTCCAGGGGAGCGACGGGATCATCCACTTCTACAAGACCGACGGCACGACCAAGATGCTCAGCCTCGACACCGCGAACAACTACTTCGCGGTCGGGACCGGTGGCTCGTTCGCCACGAACGTGAACGGCATGACGTTCGGAGCGCTCGGGGCGCAGCAAATGGCGATCGTGAGCACGACCGACAACGCCGGGATCAGGCTTGACGCCAACGGGTCGTCGAAGGTTCCGTTTGTTGACCTCTACTACAACGGAGCGAAGAAGGGCAATATCGCCTACACGAACACGGCCCCGGTCCATATGTTCATCAATGATAGTGGGACGAACACGACGGTATGCGATTCCGGGTGTGTCTTTGGGGTTGGGACTTCCGCGACCACCTACAAGGACACGAACGCTGGCGGTAGCAACACTGGTGTCCTCATGGTCGCTCCCACGCAGGGCGCCGGCCGTTTTGTCGTGGACATGAACCAGGGGTCCGCAACGACCACCGAGGTCGGTATCAACGTAGCGGTGAACAACACGTCGTCTGCCCTGATCCGTACGACCGCGATGGTCGGGTCGTCCCCCGTCCGAACGGCTGGCTCGGAAACCGGGCGCCTTGAAGTGCAAATGAAGCCCGCCGCCGCGGGCGTGACAGCGGTCAGTAGATGGGACGGCGCCACCCTCCATCAGGAGTTCACGGGGACTGCCCCGGCCGTGTCTTCGTGCGGGGGTTCGCCGTCCATCGTCGGGAATGACCATTCCGGGAAGGTCACGATCGGCTCCGCCCCCGGGGCTTCCTGCACCCTCACCTTCTCGAAGGGGTGGAGCAATGCCCCGCCATGCGTCGCCAACAACAACACGACGTCGAACCTGGTGCGCTCGTCAACCTCTACGACTGTCCTTACGCTGACCGGGACACTCACTGCGGCTGACGTGATTTCCTACGTGTGTGTGGGGTGGTACTGATGCGTAGGCTTCTGGCTGTACTCCTCCTGATGGCGTCCCCAGTGCTGGGCCAGGCGAAGAAGCTCTCTGACGCGGCTTGCCGGCTCGATGGCGGGGCGGGCTGCGGCGGCACGGCTGGCTCCGGCACGGTCACCAGCGTCGGTATCTCCGGCGGGACGACCGGGTTCTCGTTCTCGGGAGGCCCCATCACGACGAGCGGGACGTTCACCCTGTCGGGGACGCTGGCGGTGGCGAATGGCGGGACCGGGTCGGTCAACGCCTTCAGCGCTCGCACTGCCCTCGGGTTGGCTATCGGGACTGACGTGCAGGGGCAGGACACGGACCTACAGGCCCTCGCGGACAACTCCACGAACGGGCTGTGGGGCCGGACGGGGGCAGGGACGGGGGCGGCCAGGACGATCACAGGGACCGCCAACGAAGTCACCCTCGCGAACGGGGACGGGGTCTCGGGTAATCCGACGGTGTCGCTCCCGAGCGCGCTCACCTTCACCGGGAAGACTGTGACAGGCGGGACCTATACGGACCCGGCGCTCACGCGTCCGGTGATCACTGGCACCCCCGCCACCGCCGGGGCGCAGGGCTACGTCTCCGCCAACGGGACTACGACGCAGTACAGCGGGCTTACTGGCTCTGTCGGCTCGTTTCCGAGGGTGCTTGACGCCGGAAGGCCCGGCGGCACGATGACCAACTCGACCACGGCGGATCAGGACTTCGCGTCGATCTACACGATCCCGGCCGGAGTTCTGATCACGAACAAGGTAATCCGGGTCACAGTCAACGTGAAGCTGGTCACCGGAACCTCGACGGCGGCGCTAACGTCCTACCTCAAGCTCGGGTCGACCAAGGTGCTCACCACCGGGGCGGCATCGAACCAGGCGGACGGCAACACACGGACCCAGCTCCTGACCTACGACATCATGGGCACCGCGGCGGCGAGCGGGAGTGCGGCCGTCGAGGTCGGTTCTGCTTCCGTAGGCATCGGCGCTGGGCTCTCGTTCGGGAACCTCAATTCGATCGATCAGCCGGTGTCCGGGCTCGCGACGAACGGGGCGCTCGCCATCACGCTCGGCAACGCCTGGAGCGCCACCGGCTCAACCGAGACCATGACCCTCCTGTCCTACATCGTCGAGGAGCTGAACTGATGAAAAAACTCTCCGCCATCCTCCTGCTCCTGCTTTCCGCCACCCCGGTGCTAGCGCTCGATCACACCGTGACCCTCACCGCGAACAACGAGACCTGGGCTGAGCGGCAGCGGCTCATCGACAACGCGCAGATCTGCGTCAACGTTGGGCTCCCGAGCACCTGCACGAAGGCCGAGGCGACCGCCGCCAACGCAGCCGCAGGGGCCGACTACGCGGTTGACGTGGATGCCTGGGTGAGGCGGTGCGTCAAGGACAGGATTACGGCCGCCAAAGCCAACCAGGACCAGGCTGACCGGAATGCCTGGTTCGCGGCTACACAGGTGGTGATCGCGAGCGGTACGAACGCCCAGAAAAACGCCCTATGTGCAGCCGCGGCGCTGGCGAACGGGTGTCTCCCCTGATGTGGCGCCGCCTCGCCGTCGTGCTCTTCGCGCTCGGGCTCCTGCGGGTGCTCCTGGCGGAGGGCACGGCGAGCGGGCAGTACCCCTGGTCGCCCACGAAAACGCCGACGAGGCGCCCCACGATGGCGCCGACCCCGACTCGCCCCGTCGTCCCGACGATCGCGGCCACGACACCGACCCCCGCACCGTCCTCGCCGCCCGCGACGGCTACGCCTATCGGCATGCGTGGGGTGACCCTTCAGCTCTCGACGTTCGTAACGGGCGCCGAGTCGGTTGGTTTCGACCCAGTCAAGTACGAGGTCGAGGTGCTCGGGCGCTGGTACACGCTCATCCCGCGCGTAGGCTGCTGGACGAGCGACGGCATGTGTATCGCGCTCGGGACGAACCCGTACATGAAGATCACTGGCCGCGACGGATCCATCCGGCAAGGCCCGATTCGTCTTACCCAGCCCCGCGTCCTCCTCGCGCAAGCCGCGGGGCCCGTCAACCTCATCCAGTTTGCAACGCCCCAGATCCAGTAGGAGGCTCCATGGCAAGCGTCCCCCCCGAGGTCCAGAAGCTCGTTGAGAACCTGTTCGACGGTCTGTCGAAGCTCGGCCTCACCGTCACCGCCTCGGCCAAGGCCGACCCCACCAACGCGGAGATCGCCTCGATGGGTATCCGGCCCGCCGGCAGCAACGCCGAGCAGGCGCTCGTGAACATCCGTCTCGGGTGGAGCGCGCAGGCCGACCGGCGGCTCTTCCTGCCCGAGGAGGCCGCGGGCCGCGCCGCGTCCTGGCCGAAGGTCGCCGCGAAGTACCTGGCGATCGGCATCCCGGCCGACATGGCCGAGTACGGCTACCTCGCCGACTTCCCGGAGTTCCAGGCGGTCGAGTCGTTCAAGGATCTGAGCGGCTACCTCTCGAACTACGTGGGCCTCTCGCTCCACGACAAGCTCCTGTCCGACATCTCCCAGACCGGCACCGCGTCCGGCGGCAGGAAGCCGACCGGCGGGACGGCCTAAGCCATGTCTGCCACCGCCCGGAGCCTCCTCTCCCCGAAGCTCGGTATCCGCAACCTAGACAAGGCCCGTACACACCGGGCGGTGGCACTTCTCGTCGCGCTGACCCTCGTGGCTGGCTGCGCCTCGATCGCGGCCGGCTCTGACCCCGTGGTCGTTCGCGCCGAGCAGGCCCTGGCAGCGGCCGACGCCATCTACGCTGACGGGATGGCCTACTACTTTACGCCGGGCGTGGCAGCCGGCATGTCGTCCGGGACGAAGGAAGTCTTCGAGAAGGTCCGGACCGGGTTCGACAAGCCCTACAAGGACGTCCAGAAGGCGCTCGACACGTACAAGGTCGCCAAGCGCGCCCTGGCTCCCGGCCAGACGGCCGAGATGCAGGAGGCGGCCCTCCGGGACGCCGTCACGAAGCTCGCATCGCTCATCAATCAGGTGCTCGGGCACGTCCCCGTCGGGGCACAGACGAAGAGCGCTGGCAAGCCGGTAGGGGGCGCGTGATGGTCGGGATCATCAGCGCTGCGGTCCAGATCCTCGACATCATCCTCGGGGCTACGTCGAAGCATCCGGAGACCGAGCCCCACTTCGCGCCGACCGTCACCAAGCTGATCGACATCGCCTCGCGGGCGGCGCAGGAGACCGAGGAGCAGACCGCCAAGCGTCTCGCCGACCACGATGCTTTCGTGGCTCTCTACGCTGCCGGCCCCCCGGCGGATGTCAAGCCGTGAGCCTGCTTGGTCTGCTCGTCACCCTCATTCTCTTCGCGCTGGTCGCCTCGATTGTCTATTGGATCGTAGGCGTCATCGCGCCGCCGGAGCCGATCAGGAAGATCATCTACGTCTGTCTCGGGCTGATCGCACTGATCTGGGTTTTCTCACTGTTCGGCGCCTTCGGCGACGGGCACCGCTACCTGATTCGGATCTGACCGCATGAGCGCGGAGAGAAACGCCGCAAACCGGGATGCCCGCTGGGCCTCGCTGGCGCTAGTGGCCCTGTGTCTCCTGATCTTGGCGGGCTTCGCTGCGTACTCTGCGTTCGGCCAGCAGCCAGAGCCGTCGCCTACGCCGACGATGCTTCACGAGATCAGTCAGCCCGACCCTGGCTGGGTCATGTGGCTCGACCGCCAACTCGTTCCCGGGATCCGCTTCTTCGGGCGTAACCCGGTCCTCTTCGCGATTGCCTTGCTCATCGTCGCCTACTTCTTGTATCTCTGCTTCGCTGTCCCCGTCGTATGGACGATCAAGGTGAGGTACAACGGGGACCGTACGAAGTGCTCGTTCAGGGTTCTCCTCCTGTGGAACATCCTGGAGTTCACGGCCCTGAGCCCGTGGATCATGCTGGGTCGCACGGCTCGCCACTACTGGCCTGTCTCGTTCAAGCCGTGGGAACCCGACACCGCTGACGGTCGCCTCCCCGACCCCAATGCGCTGCCCGGGGAGAAAAAGTAGAGCATGGTGGGGGCCACTCTTGCTACGCCGGTCGGGACTTCCAGTGGGGGGCGTCGTTACCCCTCGGTGGAGGTTGCAATGAAGCGTGTCATGGCCTCGGCGAACGAAGCGGTGAGCGGCCTCATGTTCATGGCTCTGGCCGGCACGATCTCGTCGATCGTGGAGCCGCACCTGGGCGCGATCGTCGATCTCCCGCAGGAAACCCGGTGGAAGTTCCATTTTCTGGCCGGGGCCTGCGCGGTGAGCGGGGTGCTTCAGCTGCTGGGCGTCATTCGGGACAAGCACGTGGTGAGGCTGTGGTTGGCGTGGGTCGCAGCTTCGATCGCGTTCCTGCTCTCATACATCTTCGTGGTCGTGTCCTTTCGTGGCGTCGCCATGTGGGCGGCATGCCTGTGCATATCGAACGTACTCGCCATCAGGAGTGGCGAGATCAGGGAAAACAGGCCACGTGAAGCGTGACGCCAGAATCGACTCAGCAGCAGGTAACGGATGCCGCAAGACACCTCTCTTGGTGGCAGTTCTTCCTGGGGACCACTGGCGGTGCCCTGGTGGTCCGGTTCTGCCTGAGCGTCCTGCGTCGCTTCGGGCAGTCGGACGGCATCTCAGCCACAGAGCAGAAGCTGCGCGAGGAGCTTGTCCATGAGCTTGAGGCGGGGCGCCAGCGAGCAGCCCAGCGAGAGACACTGCATGACGAGGCCATGCGTGCTAAGGACGTCCGAATGGAGGAGATGCGCGAGGCCCTCACCGAGGCGTCGCTCGCCAACATCGAGAAGGATAGGATGATCGCAAACCTTGAGATGCAGCTTGGACGCCGCGGCAGGACCCCACAGAAATGAGTCCTGTCACCTTCGCTAGCCTCCGAATCGAGAAGGAGTACGAGGAGCTTCAGTTGAAGCGCCCCGAGCTTCGTGTGATGGTGGACGAGTTCGCCGAGAAGGCCACGGACGACTTCGGCTGGGTGCCCTGCATCACGTCCATCCACAGGACCCCCGAGGAGCAGGCTGAGGTCGACCGGAACTCGGCGGTGATGGGGCGCCCGAAGGGGTCGACCAGCCCGCACAGCGTCTGGCAGGCGGTGGACTTCCGCACACGGGGCGTGCGTCAAGCTATAGTAGACGGCATGGTGAAGTGGGCCCAGGGGCGCTGGGAGTACAACCCAGCGGACCGATCGAAGCCGGTTGCGTATGCCAAGCCGCATGGCGACGGGCCCCACCTTCACCTTCAGGTCAAGCCGGGTGTCACGAGGCTGCGGAATGTGGGTTGACCTCTCCGCGGCCTTCGTCTTCGTCGTCGCGGCTTACGTGGCGACGGTCGTGAGGTCGGTCGGGAAGCACGCTCACGCGACGCTCGACGCGATCGAGAAGAAGGTCGTCCCCGAGCAGTCGCACGGACCGATCCAGCTCCGGCCGAGTCGCTGGGGGAGGGCTAACAGGTGAGCCTCTTCGACTCTCTCCTGAGCGGGCTTGGCGGGAAGGTGGTCCCGAAGTCGAAGGGGATCGTAGTCGGCGTCGATTCCGGCGGGTCGAACACGGGCCTGACGCAGGAGGAGGAGGGCGCAATCGTCCGCCTCATCGGCGCCTACAACGACGAGGACTACTGGACGCAGAGGTACGAGGGGCGGCGGAAGTACCGCTGCAACGAGTATTACCGTGGAGTCCAGTCCGTCCCGGGCGATGCCTACGCCTACGGCCAGAACTCTCCGTTCGGCGTGACACAGAACGGAAACTGGGCGAACAACACCCAGAACATCGGCGACGGCGAATCCGGCTTCACGATCAACATCTATCGCCCGTACGGTCTGAGCGTCATCTCCGTCCTGACCGGGAGCGTACCCGGCGTCCGGTTCTACCCCGAGGACAACGACACGGCGGCGGATGTGAAGATGGCTCGGGCCGCCAACGCGGTCGCGGACATGTTCACCCAGCACAACGAGCTGAGCGCGATCCAGACCCAGATGGCGCTCCACATGTGGAACGACGGGATCGGCGGGCTCTACGTCACATACCGCGAGGATGCCCAGCGGTTCGGCACGCACCAGAAGCCGATCGAGGGGATGGTCCCGCAGGAGATCCCCGGAACCCCGCCGTACCACGAGTGCCAGCAGTGCGGAGCCCAGGCTCCACCCGACGCTCCGCAGTGCCAGCAGTGCGGCCAGTGGCTCGGGGCGCACACGCTCCAGCCCGGCACGCCGCCCTCCGTGATCGAGGTGCCCGGCGTCGTCGGGTACGAGACCGTGGCGAACGGCACGGAGGTCGTCGAGGCTGTCCCTGGCCTTGAGCTTCGCGTCACGCCCGAGGCGAAGAGCCAGAGCGAGTACACCTACCTGATCCGGGCGACGGACGTGGATGTCGCCGTCGCGTGGGCCATGTACCCGGACAAGATGGACGAGATCAAGTCCGGGATGGGCCAGTTGTCCGTCCTCGACGAGGAGGCCCGGCGCGACAGGCTCAGGCTGACAAGCCGCGTGGGCGGCGGCGGGAGCCAGGTCACGTGGGCGACCCCCGAGCCCCAGAAGAAGGTCACCCTCCTCTCGGTCTGGCTCCGGCCGACCGTCTTCTACCGCATCGAGGACGAGGTGATGCGGAAGTCGTTCCTGGAGCGCTTCCCCGACGGTATCTTCGTCCGGCTCGCGGGGCGCGTGGTCTGCGAGGTCCGGGCCGAGTCGATGGACGACCACTGGTATATCTACCACGCCCACCCGGGCGACGGTCAGATCCGGGAGTCGATCGGCGATGTCCTCCTCGACGCGCAGGACGTCTCGAACGAGCTGCTGAATCAGGTCATCGACACTTCGCGCCACTCGGTCCCGATCACGTTCGTGGACGGCAAGATGGTCAGCCTCGACGCCTTCCGCCAGAACAGGGTGCGCGGCGGGCTGATGTTCGAGGTCAACCGCGTGGACGGAAACCCGATCAGCACCGGGTTCCACCAGATGGATGCGGCCACCGCCAACCCGCAGGCGATGGAACTCCAGCAGTACCTCGTGAACGACTTCGCCCAGTTCGCCTCGGGCGCGGGGCCCGCGCTCATGGGGATGGGGTCGTCGGACCTGAAGACCGCTGCTGGCTACAAGATGGCGCGGGACCAGTCGCTGGGCCGCGTCGGGATTCCGTGGCGAGCGATCAAGCTCGCGTTCCGCGGGATGTTCACGCTCGCGGTCCGCAACTTCATCAAGTACCGGACGAGCGACGCGGCCTTCTCGAAGAAGATGCAGGGTGGCTTCCGGAACGTCACGGTCCGCCTCGCGGACGTCTCGACGGGCCGGGCCATCGCCTACTGCGAGTCGGACGAGGCGTACCCGATCGACCCGGCCGACAGGCGTGACGTCATCCAGGGGATGCTCACGAGCCCGAACCCGATGATCCAGGCGTCGGCGGCGGACCCGGACAACCTGGAGATGGTCATGGAAGCGCTCGGGCCGACCGGCTTCGTCCTGGCCGGCGCCCGCCAGCGCGAGAAGCAGCAGCGCGAGATCGAGGCGCTCCTCAAGGCGCAGCCGATCATGGTGATGGCGCCTCCGGACCCGATGACCGGGATGCCGGCGATCGACCCGATGACGGGGATGCCCGTGATGGTGCCGGCGCCGTCGATCCCGATCGACCCGGTCTTCGACGACCACAAGGCCGAGTTCGACACCGTGCAGCGGTGGCTCTGGACCGAGGACGCCGAGGAGCAGAAGGTCATGAACCCCGGCGGGTACGAGAACGTCAGGCTCCACGGGATCGCCCACTTTACCCAGTTCCAGGCGATGAGCATGGCGATGATGGGCGGCCCGCCCGCACCCGGCGTCCCGGCACCAGCGGGCATGCCGCCTGCGCCGCCCCCGCAGGGCCCACCCCCTCCGGGGCCAGATGGAATCGGTGCCCCACCGGCTGGCCTCGTGAATCCCGGCGGTCCTCCGCCGGCCAACATGCTGAAGGAGCTAGGCTGATGCGAAAACTGCTCGCCGTCCTCTGTCTTTTCTCCGGCCTCGCGTACGCTGACGGCACGCAGATGCTGAAGTCGACCACCCCGTCCAACACGGGGCCGGCGACCATCGTGTGCGGCGGCACCGACACGAACAGCTACGGCTCGTACGCCGCCGTCGTCGCGTCGCTGCCCTACAACATCAGCAACGCAGACACGATCATCGTCAGCGTCTACTCGGCCGCCGGGTCGACCGCCACGACGACGATCAGCACGGCACCGACGGCCTCCGGGCCTTGGTACGTGGTGGCGACCGTGACCGACCCGTCGGCGACGGGCGAGCAGTGGTCGATCCCGAGGACCAACTACGTGAAGTTCTCTGTCACGGCTTACACGAGCGGGACCATCAAGGCGTGTATCGGCGCGTGGCGAGACAGTACGAAGATATACTGAGACCAGAAAGCGGGTTGCGTCGGCTCGTCCCCGTCAGAAGACGCAAGCAACCCGGGAGGACCGATGGCAGAAGTAGCCTCAATCGAGGCGGCCCCGATCGCGGGGGCCAGCTCCGTTCAGACGCCAGCCGTGGACTCGCAGACCGCGGCCAGTGCCCCCATGGAACAGCAGGGGCAGGCAGCTAACTACGAGGACAGGACCCGCAACGCGCTCCGTGACGCGCTGCAAAAGGCCGCCCAGCCAGCCGAGGAGACTCCCTACGAGGAGCCCCAAGCTGCGCAGCCGGCCGCTCCCCCGGAGGCGACTCAGCCCGCGCAAGAGGCTGCCGGCGACAAGCCGGCCGAGGTGGAGCAGCAGCCCGTTGACGATGCCGAGCCGACGCCGGAAGACTACGGTCCCGACGACGTCAAGGCGGCGCTGAAGCGGATCCATCCTGACGCCCGGAAGGTTCTCCACAACGCTTTCTATCGAAGCGAGGAAATCAAGAAGCTCGGGTACAAGGTCGAAGACCTGCGGCTGTGGCACAACGCCGGCCTGACCTCCGAGCGCATGCTGACGACTCTCCAGCGGTTCCCCGTCCCCGAGAACGAGGAGCAGGCGCTCATCGGCGCCACCTCGTGGCAGAAGCTCCACGACGATCTCAGGCTCGACCCGCGCAGGGCGCTGGTCAACCTGGCACGCACCGAAGGAGTCGATCCCGACGTCTTCAGGCGCTTCGTCACGGAGGCTGCCGCCGCGGCAGAGTTCATCGACCCACAGATGGTGTCCCGCAAGGACAGGGAGCGCGCTCAGCGGTGGATCACCATCGCCAAGGAGCGCGGCAAGAAGCTCGGCGGAGACGCTGGCGAGAATCTGATCGCCGCTGCCGAAATCTTCGCCCAGGACATGGGGATCGACGGCCAGTCCGCCGAGCCGGAGATGCCGGAGGAATACCGGCGTCGCATGTCCGAACTCGACCGACGCGAGCAGGAGGCCCGCCAGCGCGAGCAGGCAGCCTTCGAGCAGCACAGGGCCGGGTTCACGAACGCCGTCTACACGACGGTGGCAACGCATGCCAGGACGGTCGCCGAGAAGAACCTCGGAGACGGCCTGTCCCCCGACCAGAAGTCGTGGGTCATGCAGCGCACGCTTGCGGGGGTGGAGCAAAAACTCACCGGGAACGAGCTGCTGATGAAGGGCATCCAGCGGATGGTCGACAACGGCCCGATGGACCAGGGTCATCACGCAGCAGTCAGCGATTACCTCTCCAAGATGGCAGAGCGTCTCGTCGTAACTGAGCTTGCATCTCAACTGAAGGAACTGAAAAAGCTCAGCACGCAGGCGCCGCCGGTCAGGGCTACGTCTCCGTCTCAGGCCACTGTGTCCGCATCCGCGAAGCCTACCGCTCCTCCGCCGCCTCGCCGGGAGCCGATCGCGCAGGGGGCGACACCGCCTCCTCCGCCGGCCAAGATCGAGATCCGGCGCGGGGGCGGCGGCGAGGCGTACGCGGACGTCATCAAACGTGCGCTGGGGGTTGGGTAGCTACGTAAGGTAAGCGCAGGTGTGTGGGCTGAAAGGAAACCCACATGGCCTCGATGGCAAATTCCGACGCCCTGGCAGTCCAGCTGGAGGTCGTCGCCAAGCTCGTCAGCGAGTTCTACGAATTCGAGGACGCCCTCTGTTCGCGTTTCCAGAAGATCATGACGATGGACCAGTCGTCGCGTGATCTGCGCATCCCGATCCCGATGGCTCCCGGCGGCAAGTTCCGCCAGGGGAGCTTCGACGGCGGCGGCATGGGCCGCGGCTCGGGCGGGAACTACCAGGTCGCCACCCTCACTCCGATCGACCAGTGGATCGCGCTGGAGATCAACGACAAGGTGGCGCTCACCACGGACTCGACCGTCAAGTCGATCGCCGACATCGTGGCTCGCGAGGTCGGCCAGCAGATGGCCGAGTTCAAGAACTACAAGGACGCGCTCCTCCAGACGGCCGGCACCGGCATCCTCGGCACCGTCACCTCGTTCGCGGTCCTGACGGCGACGCTGGCGACGCCGTTCTACGCCCAGCTTCTCCGGCAGGGCCAGCCGATCACCGTCTACAACTCCACGCAGACGACCCTGCGCGGCACCGCGACGATCACCGCGATCGACCAGGTGGCCGGGACGATCACCGTCGATGCCGACCCCGGCATCGTGGCGACCGACAAGATTTGCCTCGGCGGCCTCACGGCGACTCCTCCGACCAGCCTCTTCGGCCTCTCCTACCACCACAACTCCGCCTCGACCGGCTCGTGGCTCGGCCTCTCGCGCGTCACGTACCCGGGCGTGAGGACCCCGACGGTGACCGCGTCGTCCTCGCTGACGACCGTCCACCCGCAGCTCCTCCTCGCGAAGATGGAGCTGGCCCTCGGCTCCAACATCTTCGACACCGGCAAGTGGTTCTGGTACATGCACCAGAGCCAGCACCTCGCGTGGGTCGAGCTGGGCCAGCTGATCTCCGAGATCCACCTCCAGCAGAACAACGCCCCCAACGGCGCCGTCGACCTCCTCATGAGCCGCCGGCAGATGCGCCGGATCGCTGGCTTCGAGGTGATGACCTCGATCCACGCCGACCGGACCCGCATCGACATGATCGACTCCGAGAACTGGCTGCGTGGCACGTACAAGGAGACCGGCCTCCACATGATGGGCGGCCAGACCAAGCTCCCGACGTACGACGCGACGGGTGGCTACGGGAACTCCTCGCTCTCGTACATCTCGAACTCCGAGCAGTACGCGGTCAAGAACCCGCGGCGCGGAGGCTACATCTCGGGGCTCACTGAATACCAGGGGCTCTAGGAAAACCAGTGACTCGCCAAGAACTCTTCAGCCGTCTTCGTGTGCTTGCGGGAGTTGCATCTCTTGCACGCCGGGACGATGTTGTTGATGTAGTTCGTCCCGCCGCGCTTGATCGGGACCTTGTGGTCCTCGCTGATCGTGGCGCTGGTGAGCTTGACGTTGCAGTAGTAGCACCGCCGCTTGTAATGGCGAAGAACGCTTTTCCATTCAGCGGCGGTGTGACTCCCCTTGGCACCAGCGAGTCTTGTTCGGTAGTTCTGGTAGAGAGCCCTGCGCTTCGCCCAGTCTCGCTCGGCGCGCATTCTGTCTTGGAGACGGTGGAACGCTGGGCGGTCTATCCGGCACTGGCTTTTGTAGGCGCTGTTGTATTCCTTGCGCTCGACGTTCACTCGCCGTTGGCGAGCGCAGGCAGAGGCCGGGTCGGCGTCGTACTTTCGTTTCTTGGATTCGCGACCGGACTTCCTGATCTTCTCGCGCACGCCAGGCTTATCTCGATACTCCTTCCCGTGCTTCTCGTACCAGCGCTGGTGCATCGCCTTCACCTTGTCCGGGTTGGCAGCGCGCCACTCGTTGACCTTCCGCGTCGCCTCGTCTCGGTGCGACGCTCTCCACTTCTTCGTAGCGTTCCTAGCGGACTGAGCCGCTTCCGGGCTGGCCGCCCTCCGTTCTCTGCACCACGCAGCGAAGCATGGCCGGCAGTAGGCGTGGTTGAAGCCCTCTTTCGGGCCTCGGCACTTGGAGCAGGGGGTCAGGGTGCGATCGCGTTTCGCCATGAGCATCAATATAACCTATGCGGGCCTGGCCCGCAACTAGCTTTCTAGGAGAACCAACATGACCGCAAGCAACGGCTTCCCGTTCTACGACCCGACCTACGACGGCCCCGCGTGGACCATGGACGCCACGACCAAGGCGATCACGCCGCGCGTCGACCTGTCGTACCCCATCGGCGACATCACCCACCGCCCGCTGACGCCGGGCGGAGGCATGCTCGACGGCACCCTCTTCACCATCTCCGCCGGGACCGAGCTGAACACGTTCACGACCCGGGCCTCGCTCTTCGGCGGGGCGACGATCACGGGGCCCGCGACCGCCGGGACGATCCCGGCCGCGGCGCTCAACCAGATCGGCCGGTTCATCTCGTGGGACCTCTACGGGTACATCGGCAACACCGCCACGCCGAACTTCACGATCGACGTCGCGCTCGGGTCGACGGTCCTCTGGACCACCGCCTCGTTCGCGTCCGTGGCGATCACCGGTAGCGGCCTCTTCCGCCTCCAGGGCAACGCTGTCGTGAAGACGACCGGGGCAACCGGCACGGTGTGGGCCAACGGGTCCTTCACCTACCACCAGACGGTCCTCCTCGCCACCGGAATCTCCACGGCGAACACCGCGGTGGTGACCTACGACCTCACCGCGGCCCTCGCCTTCACCGCCAACGCGACCTGCGGCGCCTCCTCGGCGTCCAACAAGATCGCTCTCACTAACGGCATCGTGCGCATCGGGGGCTAGAGGTACACTTCTCCCCGTGACCGCAACCGCAACCAGAGTCCATTCCCAGGAGCCTCCCCCCGACCTTCAGAAGTTCCTTCTGGAGGAAGGGGGGAGGAATCCCTTTGGTGGCCCCATGTTCCGCCTCGTCTGGGGCGGCAACCGTCTCGCCTGGCGCCACGGGCGCTGGCAGGACAGGGATGAGCATGGGGTCCTTCTCCGCGAGGTCGTCGAGCCCCGGCTGGTCCCGAAGTACGGCTGGGCCAAGGAGCGCTTCCACATCGAAGTCTGGCACCCGGCCGAGTATTACGGGACGCCGGCCGAGTGGGAGGTCCGGACCACCACCGTCGAGTGCGGCGTGACCTGCTCGACCCTCGGGGAGTACCCGTCCCGGGGCGACTACGAGTGGATCGACACGATCGAGCAGACCGGCATCTGCGAGTGCGGGAAGCTCGCGAACGCACCCTGTAAGGTCTGCGGGAAGATGTCCTCCTACATGGAGCCGACTCGCGAGTACCTTCGCTTCTTCATCCAGGCGTGGCGCCGGTCGACGGACAAAGTGAACCAGGCGTTCGCCAAGGCCGCCGCCATCGCCCGCGACGAGAAGGAGCAGTCCGACCGGGCCAAGCGCTACGAAGATCGCGTGCGTGACGCACTCCCCGCATTCGGCGGGGCGGCGCACGCCGTCATAGGAGCACCGAACTGACATGAGCGTGAACCTCTACTCCGTCTACCCCGGGAAGATCGAGATCCTCAACCACCCGCTGGGCGACATCCGGATCGCCGCATGCCCGTCCGGCTCCGACTACTCGGTCACCGTGATCGACGACAAGGCGGAGAACCAGCAGGGCGGCGGGATCGAGGGCGTTGTCACGAACCGCACTGTCCTGATCCCGGCCATCGAGATCGCAACGTGGCTGGCTCAGGACTTCGGCGAGCGTGGCGTGTTCCTGGCCGCCGGGAGCGGGCCGACGAAGGCTGAGGTCGACGCCGCCAAGGTGAGGCTGAACGGCTTCTTCCAGTCCCAGTTCGACATCGCGTCGGACAGCTGGGAGAAGAACGGAGTCCGCCGGGGCATCACCGACATCGCGCGCCTCGCCGCCAAGCACTTCGGCGCGTCGCCCGAGTGGCTCTCCGCTGACGCCGCGAGGGCGAACACGAAGGAGTGTCCCCACTGCGCCGAGCGGGTCAAGGTGAGGGCGAAGGTGTGTCACTTCTGTCACGGGAGTCTCGTCGAGGCGGCTCCACCCGCGCCACCCGTCCCGCAGGGGAAGCCCCAGCAGGCCGCGACGAGATAGCCCATGGCGATTCTGGTGTCCGATGTGAACACCCGGGTCAAGAGCCTCGTCGGCGACTTGGCCGGGACGGTCTATTCGGACGCCGTGCTCCTGCCGTACGTCAACAGCGCGTACGAAGAGCTGGCGACGGCGATGAGGTCGGCCGGCGTGTCGATCTTCAAGCGGACTTCGGCCGCCATCGCCATCGCTTCCGGGACGAAGCTCCTCGGCAGAACCGGCGGCGCCACCCAGTACCCGAGCGACATGCTGCGCCCGCTGGAGCTTGTCGAGCGGGTCTCCGGTTCCGGCCTGTACGTCCGGATGTCGCAGTCCGACGGGGTCATGGAGGACAGGGCTGCGACCACCCTGATGCAGGAGTGGGACTGGCGCGATGACACGCTCTACTTCCCGGGGGCCTCCGGAAACGTGCAGGTCATCATCGAGTACGAAGCCGACCTCGCGGCCCTCTCCGGGAACTCCAGCCCGCTCCTCATCCAGAACTGCCTGAACGCCGTTGCGTACACCGTGGCCGCCGCGGGTACGCGGATCCGCGACGGCGTCGAGGCCGCCGGGCTCTTCCAAGCCAAGGCAGACGCAGAGGTCAAGCGCCTGATCGACTCGGAGGTGGGCCTCAAGGTCGCCATGGGCGGGCGCTGGGGCCCGCAGGATCAGGGCTCCTCGGTCTCCGTCCAGTCCATCCTTCGTTTCGCGGCTCCGATCGTCAACGAGTACGTCGAGGAGGGGCTCAAGGACGCGGACCTGCTCCCGTTCATTCGCGTGGCGTACCGCGACATCGTCCGGCGCCTGCGGGCCGAGGGGCTCTCCGTCTTCCGCCGGACCTCGGCCGCCATCACGATCACGTCCGGGACGAAGGCGCTCCTGCGCAGCAGCGGGACCACCTACCCGTCCGACCTCGTGCGCCCACTTGAGGTCATGGAGCGAGTCTCGGGTGTCGGGACCTACGTCCGAATGTCGCAGTCCGAGGGGCTTTTCGAGGACCGCGCTGCGACCGCGCTCATGCAGGAGTGGGAGTGGAAAGACGACGGGATCAGGTTCGTCGGGGCGAGTGGGGACGTGCAGGTCATCCTCGAATACGAGGCGTCGCTCCCCGAACTCCTGACGCCTGGCGACGCCATCCTCATCCCCGAGTCCTACGACACCATCGCCTACCTCGCGGCGGCCTACGCTCTCGCTCCAAGGCCGAACGTTGATTCGACGAAGCTGGAGGCGAGGGCCGAGAAGGCGGTCGCCGCGCTCGTGCAGTCCGAGCTTGCCCTGAAGGGCTCCATGCAGGGGCGGTGGGGCACGCAGGACCAGACGACTCCGACCGTCGGCAAGGTCACCGCCCAGCACGTCATCCGCCTCGCGGCCCCCCTCATCAATTCGGGCCTGGAGAAGACGAAGCAGCTGTCCGATCCGGAAATCTTCCAGTTCGTCCGGCTCGGCTACCAGGACATCGCGAAGGCGCTGCGCTCGATGGGGATGACGCTCTTCGTCAAGATGGACGACTCGATCGTACTGCCGTCTTCCACCGCGTCTATCACGAGGACGTCGACGCCGCCGCTCCCGGCCGACCTGATCCGCCCCATCCGCATCATCTCCCTCGCGGACAACGACCCGGCGAACAGGTGGGTTCTCATGCGGTCGTCTACCGCAAGAGTCGCTGCACTGAATGTCACGGACAACACGCTAGGAACATGGGAGTGGCGGAACGACGCCATCTTCTTCCCGCCGAGCATTAGTGGGTACGGGCTGCGGATCGAGTACGAGGCGGCGCTGGCCGACCTGACGAAGCCGCAGGACGAGATTGCGATTTCGGACGCAGGGAGCGCCGTCGCGTTCATGGCAGCGTCTTACGCGAGGATGTCCCTCGGGTCGTTCGACTCGGCGACCGCGATGAAGGCAAGGGCCATGGAGATCGCCGCCGAGATAGCCAACAGCGAGAAGGTGTCCATCGCTAGCGGGACAGGAAGCGACTTCTACCAGAATGGCTAATCTAGAGAAATGGACCGACCTTTTCGACATCGCGTCTCGCCTCGTGACGCCACTGGGGGACCGCCCATCGCACACGGACGCCGAGATGTGGCAGTACGTCCGGACGGCGACCCGCCGCGTGATCCAGCTGCTCAAGGCCCGGGGCGTAACGAGCATGCTGGGGGTGGCCGAGGCGACGGTCACGGCCGGGACCGCCTACATGGCCGGCGACATCGGGAACTACGGCTACATCTCGACCCCGCTGCGCCTCTGGGAGAGACCGTCGTCCGATGCTAACGGCTGGGTGCCGATGCAGATGGCGCACCCGCTCCCGCTGAACCAGGAGGCCGGTGACTACTTCAGGTACTGGTACTTCAGGCGCCGGGACACGACGGCGACCGAGATCGTTTTCCCCGCAGCCTGCACGCGCAACATGGTCGTGAGGGTCGAGGGGCCGACGAACATCTTCATCGTCGGCACGACACCCCTCCAGGACTTCTTCCTTGTTGGCGTGATGGAGCCAGCCGCCCACTTCGCGGCCTCGATGATCATGACGGCCCGCAAGGACTACGCTGCGGCAGCGATCTTCGAGCGGCAGGGGATGGAGTTTGTCGACGGCGTCGTGGCAGAAGATACCCACCACAAGCAGGTTCAGCCCGCGAGAATGTACGCTGTCCGGAGCGGTCTCCGCGACAGATGGTGGTAACGCTCGGCGTGGAGCAGGCAACGTACCGCGCCTAGCGGTCCAAGGGGGTCAGCCACATGGCGGCTTCGGTTCTCACCGCAACTCTCGACAGGACGCTCACGGACGTCTCCGAGCGCTACATCACCTATCGCGGCACGATCGCCGTCGCGGCGGGTGACTACGCGACCGGGGGGAACACGCTCGATCTCTCCCAGATCGGCCTGAAGACCAGTCGTTCGCCGTCGATCAGTGCGGTCGACGTCTTCACGCGGACCTCGATCTACACCTACTTCTACATTCCGGGCACCACGCTCGCGAACGGGAAGCTGACGATATACGACGGGGGGCAAGTGCAGCTGGCTGCCGCTGCCACACCGGCTGGCGTCGTGGCCGACACCATCTACTTCATCGTCAGGGTCAAGAAGGGAAGCTAACGCATGGCA